ACAAAATCATTCAAGAGGATAATCCTGAAGCGTTAGAAGAGCTATTAAAAGCCATTCGTGGTGCCCCATCTGGTAAGGCTCTTGGTGCTGAACGTGGTTTAATTGATTTGGATGAGGGTAAAAGAATTTTAAGCCAAGGGAAGTATGCTGGAAGACCGATCTTAGAAGTCCTAGAAGAAGTTAGGGCTAAATTGCCAGCAAATAATCTTGTGCGCAGAGATGTAGAACGGGCGGCTCTTCGTTTGGAGAGAGAAGCCGCAAGCAAGGCCACACTCAGAGGCACTGGTGCGGAACAGGCAGAACAGGTTCGTCAGAACCTAGCTCGAATGTATCTTGATCGTGCTATCCAAAAATCACTGATTCCAGATGCAAGAACAGGGGAAAAGGTTATTGATCCAATTGCTCTTGCTGCAAACATTCGTGAAAAAGGAGCCACTGTTAATAAGCTGTTTGGCAAAGATATGAAAGCTCTTGACGATGTTTTAACGGTGTTGGAACGCGGTAAGTCGAATCTTGCCCCTAACGTCATTCAACAGCTACGCAGTAAACCTCTTGGTCAGGCTCTGTTTGACTTTCAAGCGGCGCAGGCAAAACGAGCTGGTGCGGACAAAAGTGTGATTATCAACACGCTACGCAGTACATCAGACCCTGAAGTTATCGCTCAAACGGTCTTCAAGACCCCTTCTTCTGTTAAACAAGCAAAAGATTTTCTTCCCGCTGAAACAATGGAAGCTGTTAAAGACGCATCCATGGGCAGGATCTTGAAACAGATTGGTGCTACTGTGGACGAAGCTGGCGAAATTCGTATGACAGACGATTTTGTGGAAGCCTTCAAGTCTGGCAGATTGGGTAATAAGTTGCAGTCTGTTCTACGTTCGTATGGTCCAGAAACGATTGACGCCATGTTCCAGCCTGGTGCTTCTAAAGCATTAAATGAAATGGCTGAAACAATGGTTCGCGCATCTAACGCCGCTATTCAAGGTAAGGGTGGTCTTGCCGCACCACAGATTGCGTTAGGTCTTGGTGTCGTCAGTTTGATTATGAACCCGCTTGCCACACTACCGACAGCGTTAGCATACAGCGTAATGTCCAAAGCATTGCGTAATCCAGCGGTTCTCAAGATGATGATGGCTTCACGCAAGCCAAACACTGTCAAGCAGTTCCTGTCTGGTAAATTCAAGGCAAACGACCCTCTTGCACAGGGTTTCCAAGCCATGTGGCAGTTGGCAGGTGCTGGCACTGTACAAGGTAGTAGAATGCTGGCTGGACAAGCGCAAGAAGAAGCTCGTCCTGCTATGACAGCCGCAAGACAACAGCTAGATCCTATGGTTCAGCAAACCATACAAGCTGCCCAAACCATGGCTCCGCAAGTCACGCCACCAACCGCAGGAACCCCGTCTCAAGTCTCTCCCCTCTTGGTTCCTGACCCAGTAACTCGTGCAACATTTGGGATACAGTAATGGACGTAAATCAACTGAAGAAAGAGCTTGCTCTTGATGAGGGCGTTCGCCATCAGGTTTATCTTGATCATCTTGGGTATCCTACATTTGGTATAGGACACCTTATCAAAAAGGATGACCCTGAATACGGTAGCCCTGTTGGCACAGACGTTTCAGAAGAGCGGGTTGATGAATGCTTTAAGGAAGACATCAAGGTTACGCTTGGTGACTGCTTGACGCTGTATGACGACTTCTATGAGCTTCCAGAAGAAGCCCAGCTAATCATAGCCAATATGATGTTCAACATGGGTCTTCCTCGAATGACGAAGTTTCGCGGGATGAAGCGCGGGGTTGATGCAAGAGACTGGAATAAAGCAGCCGATGAGATGGTCGATTCGGCTTGGTATTCGCAGGTAGGTAAACGCAGCGAGAGATTAGTTAACCGTATGAGAGCATTAATAGACAGCTCTAAGAATGCTGAGTGAATTAGACACAGGCAAGATCGGCGAATATATCTGCGCTCTGCGTATGCTTAAATCTGGCATCTCGTGTCAGATCGCCAATTTCGAGGCTTTGGATATCATCGCTTACCATGAAGATAGGTTGATCCGCATCCAAGTCAAGTCCAGCACCCTAAAAAAGAATGGATCTGCACCACTAAATGGATATCAATTTAACCTTGGTATTGGTGGGAAACAAAAGAGGGTGATGACCAGCGCAGATTGTGATGTCATAGCACTGGTCGCCATCGAACAAGAGCAAGTAATCTTTTACCCGCAAGATAGACTTCCGCAAAAAACAAAACGCCTGTCACCGAAACGGTTTGAAAATAATGATGTCTGCCTTAGTTCTTGGAACAGAACTATGTCTCATCTGTTTGACTAGGATCCCAACCCTCTGGGGCTGGGTGATACACCAGATGAAACGCTCCGCATTCTGGGCAGCTCAAGTTCGACACAATAAAGTATGCGTCATCGTCATCGATATCATGGTCGCCGCCCCAGATTACTTCGTGATTACAAAGAAAACAGTTAGCCATTATCCTACTTCTCCCCAGTTGTTGCCTAGTTCCTGATCCACCTTGCTCGGCACTTTAAGTGGCGTGCTGGTTTCCATGATCTCCGTGATTCTCGATGCTTGCTCCTTGGACTCTACATTGAAGCAGAGTTCGTCATGTACCGTGAGCAATGGCACAAGACCCTCTTTGTAGCATTCAACCATCGCGGTCTTCGTTTGGTCGGCTGCCGAACCTTGGATCAATCGGTTCAACGCCTTGTAGGTAAAGGCGCGGCGGATGTTCATGCCATACTCTTTCTCCGCATCTTCGCGCTTCATGGGCTTGTTGTAACCAAATGTCCTTGGCTCCCACATATCAAACCGACACTGCCGCCCCGACATAGTCCTGATCTTGCCATGCTTGCTAGCCTGGTTCGACACCAGATCAGCCAACCCTTTAACAAAAGGAACTTTAGTGTGGTATTGCCCTAACAATTCGGTGGCTTCGTCTGTGCTGATGTTCAGTGTGTTGGCCAGTTTGCCTTTGCCCATGCCATACATTATGCCCAGATTCACGGTCTTGGCTTGCTTACGGCTGATCCCAGCCATGTCTGCCACCATCTGGTGGAAGTCCGCATCGCCTTTGTGATACTGCTCAACCAGTTCGTCAACCAATGGATGCCGCATGTTGTCGTTGAGGCTGGCGCAGTAGTGCACCAAGAGCCTCGGCTCTTGACTCGCGTAGTCAAAACTCCCCCACTTGCAGTCCTCGTCAGGGATGAATAGGCCACGAATCAATGCCTTGATCTCTGGATCTCGTGCTGGGATCTGCTGTAGATTGGGGTTACTGGATGAGAAACGCCCTGTCACAGTGCCTCCATCATCAGATCGAAGCGGATGAAATTCACAATGGATCCTACCGTTGTTCGAAAACTTCAGAATGTTGTCGATGAATGTGTTGCTTGCTTTATCAAGTTCCCGCAGCCGAAGGATCTTTGCTGCAACAGGGTGCGGTGAGGCTTGTAGGAAAGCCTTCGTGAACGATGGCTGACCGTTGCCTTCTGTCCTATTATAATAAAGGTTATAATAATCGAATACTTTGGCTACACTGGTGGCAACCCACGGCTCGACTTGCAATCCTGTTTCATGCTTGATGTCGGCAACAAGATCCTTCTTGGCTTGGATCAGGTTTGCCTTGGCTTGTTCAGCACCATCTATGTTGACCTTCACACCACGCTCACGCATGTCCAGCATGACAGGTATCAGTGCCGTTTCCAGATCAAAGACCGTCATCAGGCTTTGTTGTTCCAGTTCAATCTTAAACTTGTTCCACAACTTCAGTGTAAGTTCAGCGTCTTTCTCCGCATACTTGCCGACAAACCGTGAGTTCAGCCGCCACATTTCCCCTTTCGGATCGAATCCATGGTCAGCCGCAGCCGCACGAAGTGTCTTCTCATCCTTGCGCTCGTTCAAATAATCCCGAGACAGATTGTTCAGGCTGTAACTAAAGCGGTTTTCATCAAGCAGAGGCGCAGCGATCATGGTATCAATAATAGTACCTTCAACCTTTACCCCAGCCCAGCGCAGCCAGCCAGCGTCATAGGTGGCATTGTGCATGATCTTTGGAATATCAGGCGTAGCAAGTTGATCCTTGAGCCAGTTCATGACTCGCTTCAATGGGATGTTGCCACCGCCCTCGTGAGCGATAGGATAGTATCCAACAAAATCCCCTGCCGCAATGGCGACACCTACGATGAAGCCATCGTTTCGGCACCACCCTGGCCCTAGTTCCATAAGGTTTGGATCACTTGTTTCCAGATCGATGGCGATATAACTTGAGTTACGCAGATCTGGGAACTCTGATGGGGGGAGCCAATCCTCATCGAATGTGTCTATATCCATACGATGAAGCCAACTTAGTTGGCTACTCTCTTTCCGTGCCATCTATCTCTCCTCCAAGACTCGCATAGCCAGCAATGTCAACCCAAGAGTCCTCATGTTCTGGTGTATTTATCAACCGAGCAACCTTGAGAAGGATCATACACTGATAAACTTGTGCTACGCTTATTTCCTTTTTCAATACAACAGACCAGAGTTTAGCAATATTTTCATGATTTTCATAGGCATCGCCGTATGCCGCCGCCCTGTTTCCATAAACCAAACTTTTTGCTGTACTGAGTAATTCGTCTCGTCTCATATTTCATACCTATATTTACATTCTGGATCTACGATATGCAGATTGTGTTTCGTTCTCGTGATGCCTGTATAAAACACACGGTGCTCATCATCTTGTTCAGGGTTCTTGACCGCCGGATAACACGACTCCGTGAACAGCATGATATTGTCATCCTCCCCGCCCTTCATGCGGTGGATAGTAGATAGGCTGATCCTTGCTTCCATGTTGCCTCTTCGCTTGATCGCCGCCAGATAGGTGCGTTCTTCTGGGGACATATTCACGATGTCCTCGGAACTGGTAGACTTTTGCGACAACATACCATGATCACGAACCAGATCCTGATACTTATACATCGCTTGAGGATCCACAGCATCAAGAGACTTGACCGAACCTCGTTGAACCACGGCTCTTGAACCTTGCTTCGGCACTTGCTTGTAGAGTTCCCTAACATCTTCAAGGCTCACGCCCTCTCCCTTTTGTAACCGATCCCAGATCTTCATCGCCTTGAGCAGTTCCTCATTGAAACTGAGGCGATCATACATCCGAAACAACTGACCATCGTTGCGCAGTTGAGTGGCTACTTTGGCTATTATATTGTTGGTTCTGCCCATGATTGTCCACGAACCTTGATCCGTGTCCACATCGTGCCAACTTGAGTACCACTGGATATCCCCCTCACGATCCATTGGATTCCAGTCCTTGGGTTGGCGATACCCGATCCTCTGAACCACGCTGTTGGCTAGGTCGAACACCTTCCTCGGCACGCGATAACTTTGATCCAAGATCTTTTTGTTGTCGCAAGCATTCATGAAGTTGCTGACTTCTACGCCATTCCAACGATGGATACATTGATCATCATCCCCAGCGTAGTAGATACGATCAGCGTGTTGCTTGAGCACATTCACTTGATGCCACTGCAAAGGCGTTAGATCCTGTGCCTCATCGACAATAAGAACATCAAGCGTTGGTGCCGTGCCTTGCCTCACGAACTCCTGCACCATGTCGGTGTAGTCGTGCTTCATGGCTTGCCTCTTATAAGACTTGTAAGCCTTGGCGATATGCTCGACATTCTCCCAGTACAGACTGTAGTCAGCGCGATCATTGAACTCTTCTTCGAGTGAGATGCAGCGCATGGCAGATCTGGCTATGATTTCCAGATACTTGTTGCCCTCCTTGTTGGACATCGGAACCAGTCCGTCTTCCATTGCTCTCGCCGTGTTACCATCAAAGACCATGCCCAGATCCCTACCAAGCATGTTGAAATCGTAAGCATTCATCAGGTCTTCATGGTTGTAGCCAAGCCAGCGGTGGCCAATAGAATGTAGTGTCCTGAACCACGGAACATCCTTCTCCGTCAGTCCAAGATCGGAGCCAGCCCGAGCTCGAGCCTCTTCGATAGACTTCTTCGAGAAGGACACAAAGCCGATACGGTCAGGGGGCGTGCCTCTTGACAGTTCTTCTTTTATCAAGTTGATCAGGGTGTGGGTCTTGCCGCATCCTGGTGGTCCGAATATGAGTGTCTCATTCGTCATCGACTTTGCCTCTGGGACGATTAGCTAGCCACTCTTCGACTTCTGACCGCAGCCATCTTGTTGTGCTGTTCTTGTCCGTATGCGGACCCAACACAACTGGCTTTGGGAAGTGGCCTTCTTTCACCCAGATATATATGGCAGATCGAGAAACACCCAACCATTCCGTCAGGTCGCCAACCTTCAGGTATTGATCGTTAGAAAGGGATGTCATCCATGTTCTCCTTGTTGCTTGGTAGTTTGATTTCTGTGTCTTCGAACTCAGGCACCCACCATACTCGAATGTTGTGCCATTTGCCCGACTCATCTTTTAGTTTGTAGTATCCATTGCATTCACCTCCATTGTTCAAACGCTTCAGTCGCTCTTGTAACTGAGGTCTGTTGAACGCTTGGAAGCCTCGTGTCCGCAGGAACTCCTGCAAACCTTTCATCGTGAAGTAAACAAGATCGTTCTCTGTCCACGGCTTGCCTAACTTCAACTCCTCTGGTGACCGCGCCCTGATCCGGCTGGTGCAGTAGAACTCTAGCAGTTCTTCGAACTGACCTGTCATTGTCAGTTCTGGCGACACCTCGATGTTTGTAGCAGTCATCATCAGGTTGTTCACCAACACCTGCCAGTCCCCTGGTTTCATAGTAGGGGGCATGAAACTAATCTGATCCATGCAGGCTCGTTGGAAAAGCGTTGGCATCTGCAACTGTTCAGTTGAGAGTTCGAGTCGCTGGCCATTGACATCGAGAAAGTAAAGTCTGGGTTCTGATTGCAGGATAGTCAGACCGCCCATCGATGGCATGGCGGATGATTTACCTACGCCGTGCTCCATGGTGATGCACTGATCTCTGTTGCAATAACTAGCCATCGGTTCGTCCTTGCACTTGTAGCCATACTTATCTTTTTCTACCTGCTTCTGAAGACGGACAATGTCATTGGCTGGAAGCGGCGGCTTACAGATCTTGCCGTTCCATTCTTCCATCTTCTTCTTCCAGTTGTCAGGGTATTTCTTTTTCAAGAATATCCCTGTATGCAACATCGTGTTGTCACGGCCACCTTCACCGACACCCATCATCACAATATACTTGATGCACGGTATTAGGCCATCGAACTCCTGCTCCTTGGACTCGAAAGATAGTTTAGACAGATCTTCAATGGTGGTCTTCTTTTTATCTACCAAGTCAAGGAACTCTTCCAAAGATAGATCATTGCCTTTGGCATCCACGGCATACCGCAGTGTGTTCTGATGGTCAAAGTATGGCAGGTTAATAAAGTTGCCAACATCCCCCCGATCAGCAAGGATCTGATCCTGCTTTGGAAAAACCTCGCAGCCCGAGTAGCCAAGCACGGCAGAGAACTCTGTCAAGTAATCACGCATATCCACAGCCCGAACCCAATCCTTCATAAAAAGGTAGAGGTGTGCTCCGCCAGACTTGGATCGGCAAACAACAAATGGAATACCTAGGTTGTCGCACTTCTTCTGGATCTCGGCATGGTCGATTGGATACTTGTCAATATCAAGAACCCCAAACCGACAAACATTTTTATCTGTAATCGGGATCGAACCCACACCTTTTGTTCCATCTAAATGTTGTGCAATCAACTCCTTGGTTAGCGGCTCTTTGACTATGAAACTTCTTGCTTCTGTCTTTCCGTTACGCCGCTTGGCTCCGACTGTTGTTTGACCGTGTGCCTTGTCTGATCCTTCAAACACAGCCGCAAAGCGGTCAATTAATTCCATTATAAACTCCGTGAGAAAAATGGGGGGAGTCCCCTGTGCTCCCCCCAAGTGGTTCAATTAGAATGGCACATCATCGTCAGGTGCGGTGGACGCTGGTGCTGGTGCTTCCTCGGCTACTGCCTTGGCCTCGCCTTTCATAATTGACTCACGGAATGATTTGGCTTCATCGAACAAACCCTTGTCCTGAATGAACCCAACCTTTTCAACCTGCCAGTTGTACCAAGTGCCCATGGTGTTGGACTCCTCAGTAGTGGACAGTTTCCACATGGTTGCATACAGGGCAGGCGTGCGCATTTGTCCCTTGCTATCTTTCACCTTCTGCATTGCAATCTGTGTTTTCCAACGGCGACTGACCTTCAACTGTGTAGACTTCATGTCCACGATTGCTGGCTGGGTCATGCCATCTGCGCCCACCAAGATGCAGTAATGCTGATCAGACTTAACCAACTCATTACCGTTTGGCAGGATCTCTTTCGCGCCGTTGCGTGTGGTCTGGGAAAGATCTGGGTCAGCAACTTGCCGCTCCCCGACAAAACCACCACCACTTTCCAACGGAACAAACTCAAGGTATTTGGTTTCCTGGTAGCATGGGATGACAGTGATGCCATCTTCTCCGCCCCAGAACTCCCCAGTCACCGTGTTGAAGGCATCGCCCTGTGATGCACCTTTAATAAATGCAGGGTCGCTCTTCTTGATTTGCGGTGACAGTGCTTGAATGACACGAATGAAGGGGATCTGTAACTCCGAAGTATCGTAGTCGATACCCTCTCCAGCCGTAGCCAGAATGTCATCCATCATTGCGGCTGGCAGACCAGCCTCTTCTTTTTTTACGATTTCTGTGCTCATGATTATTTCCTCTTCACATCAGCAGTTCTTGCAACATATGCTCCAAACATATCCAGATCTAAAGGTAGACCTTGTTCCACCCGCTCTTTGACAAATGCCTTGAGCGTCATGGCATGGATATGCGTCTTTTGTTCTGGGTGAAAACCACGCTGTTCGAGGTCATACATGACATCGCCAGCCTGATTGTCTTGCCCACGACCAAACGACACGATGATGTCGTTCTTAATGATGTCGTCCAGACCATGTTCACGGAGCCAGTTGAAAGCCTCCTGCTTACGGTCAGCAGGGATAGACGCTGAGACAAACGGTTTCAGTGTTACGGTTGCACCTTCCACATCGACACGCTCGATACCCATCTCATCCATGAGGGCTGGGATCTGCTCAAACGATATCCGCTGTTTCTCCTGCTTGAGTGCCTTCAAATGTTCTTCAGCGTCATCGATTTGCTGTTGAACATTATTTAAAAGACGAACCAAACTGGAGAGTTGTTTGCCGCCATCCGCATTTACACCGCTAAGTGTATCCGCATCGGCGAACATTTCTTCTTCAAAGATTGTTTCACTCTGCTTCATAGCAAGTACATCCTCTTCAGGTTAAGTGTTGACTAGCCAATCCAATCAACTTATATATAACATAATGGAGGACATTAATGAAAGTCAACTACAAATTTAAAACTGAACCTTATGAGCATCAACGCAAGGCGTGGTCAGCAAATTTGCAGCGTCAGTGCTACGCTTATTTCATGGAGATGGGAACTGGTAAGTCCAAAGTTCTCATCGATACCATGGCCTATCTTGCTAACACACAACAGATAGACTTTGCGTTGGTCATCGCGCCCAAGGGCGTATACCGTAACTGGATGAACAAGGAAATACCAGAACATTTTCCTAATGACATCCGGCGGCACACCTTCTTGTGGCAACCTTTGTCCACGAAGAAGTATAAAGATGCGCTGAAAAATTTCTTCTCGAACCCCGAACCTGGGCTCAAGATCTTTGTCATGAATGTCGAAGCGTTTAGTTCTGCCAAGGGCAAGAAGGCAGGCGAGTGGATCGCAAAGAAGTTTGGTGCAAACGGGATGATTGCGATTGACGAATCTACCACGATCAAAAATCCAAAGGCAGCCCGAACCAAATCCCTTCTCAAGATCTCCCAAGAATTTAAGTGTCGGCGCATCTTGACGGGTTCGCCCGTGACCAAATCCCCTCTGGATCTGTATGCACAATGTGCGTTCCTCGATCCTCGGATCTTGGGCTACAATTCCTACTATGCATTCCAAGCACGATACGCACTCATTCAACGGCGCACGATGGGATCACTCAGTTTTGATGAGATCATCGGGTACAAAAACCTAGACGAACTGACAGACAAACTGGATACCTTTAGTTATCGTGTGCTCAAGAAAGATTGTTTGGATCTGCCCGAAAAGAATTATACCGTGCGTTATGTCGGCATGACACCCGAACAACGGCAAATGTACCAAGATATATCAGAAGAGGCCATGATTGAGTTTGAAGATGGGGAACTTGTGACATCCTTACAGATGATCACGGCATTGCTACGCTTCCAACAGATCTTGTCAGGGCATTTACCGACTGATGATGGCAACCTCGTTGAGTTTAACACACAACGTCTTGACGCTATGATGTCATGCATCGAAGAAGTTTCTGGTAAAATTATTATCTGGTCACGCTTCAGATATGATATAGTGCGTATCAAAGATGCGCTTGCAAAGAAATATGGTAGTCACAGTGTGGTCACATATTACGGAGATACTTCTGACGAAGAGCGTCAAAACGCTATAGCGTCATTCCAACATGGGGATGCTCGGTTCTTTGTAGCCAACCCAGCCACGGCTGGATATGGGCTCACGCTGACCGAAGCCAACACCGTGATCTACTACGCTAACGACTTTAATCTCGAAACTCGAATCCAATCAGAGGATCGGTGTCATCGTATCGGACAGAAGAATACTGTCACA